CTTACTGGAATTGCTTTTAAAGATGACTGTCAAGTAACAAATTTATCAGCAACTAAAAGATACTGCAATGAAGATGAGGTGGTTGGTGCGGATATATTAATAAACGAGTTGTAATAGTGAATCGGGAGATCGATCAGCCCCTTGCCTTGACTGCCCTGCCTTGCCCACGGTATCAATGGGTGTTTATAGCTTTCAGACCACTGCTTTTGTTGTCATCAGGCTTCCCGATTTAATTTAAGCATAATACATGATACAAGAAAAAGCTGCCCTGTAAAGAGCAGCACTGACTTAATCGTTGTAAGCCTCTTCATGAGCTTCTTTAAGTGCGTCAAAAAAATCTTGTTTCTTTAACTTCTTTTTACCACTCATGGCAGCCATTTTTTGATTAAATTTGATCCATTTAAGATCGTCTTTTGGAAGGTTAGAATTTTTAGTCATTATTAAATATTTATGGAAGCCCCCCGAAGGGGGCGTAAGTTTAGTAATACAACATCCAGTTATCCCTAATAGGAAAACTTTCATGTCCTTCGCCGATCTTGTTCAGCTTTTTAATAACGCTTTTAAAAGCTCGTTTATAATTACCAAATTCTTTTTTGGTAATATCCTCGAACTCTGCAGCATCTGCTAAACGTTGCATAATCGTGTTTCCATCAACCATATCGTGAAGAATCTCTAGATCGAAGTTATCTAAATCTTCTTTGATAGCTTGCCTTCCTTCTATATCCCAGTTAAGGTCTTGAGCCTTATCGAAAATAAGATCGAAGTCCCAATCATAAGTTTGAGATAGAGCATCGGCGATGCAATCAGGTGGGCGATCAGCAAGAAGTTCTGCTTGAAGTTTTGTGAACTTAATCATTGTATTTAATTAACAAGGTGCAATTGAGGAATCTTCTCCCTCAACTCCATTGTACCCTAATAACACTCTGAGTCAACTTGTCTTGTGACACTAATATTACAGGCACATTGGGTTGGGTTAAGATGGTTGACAGTATCATTAGGTTGAGGTAATATATAAGTAGGCAGAGATTGCCTCCACTTAACTTGCTAAAGCCATGATTGCATTTACAGCAAAAGACCTACTCAAAGAGATTGAAATTGAGCTAGGCGGTAAACTTACACCTCACCAAAGAATTATCGGAGGTAAGGAAATTTACAAAACTTACGGATTCGGATGCCGAATTGCCCCAGAGCAAATAGAAGAGGCAACAGAAACAATTATCAAAGCAATTTTCAACAACTTTTACAATCAAATAGGAGGTAAAAACTAATGAGGTTTTACAAAACTATTGAAGATGACTTGGGTATCTTATACGCCAAGCCAAAAAACCATCGCTTAGACCCTGATGGCCACATTATTGCAGACTTTACAATCGTAATGGCTCCAGCAGACCTTGAAAAAGAAATCGGTAAATTTAACAGTTATAGATTGAAAGACATGGAGGTAATCAAATAATGTATATACAAGCATCAGAAATTAAAAACGAATTTCACACCGATACTGAAGGTGACAAACTCTTAAAACTCATTGAGGATATGCAATGGGACCGTGATAACTTCTCCTCATCAGGTAAACAAACTTTTGACCAGATTGGAGAACTTTTAGGCTGGGGCAAATAAAATGAAACCAGCAAATGATTACGAAGCATATAACCTTGCTTTACGTTTATCAATCACAGCACCATCAAAAAAGCTATCTGAAGAATGTTCTCAAATAGCTGAGACAATTGGACAACGGCTTCCAGAGTCATTTAAAACAAAATGCCGTGAAACTATTGAAAGAGCACTAGAGGAAATTACTAAATGACTGAAAAACAATACCAGCAAGCAAAAGCAGAACTTACCGACAGGTGGTTTGCAGATGAAACTTATACAGACGACATGTTTATAGCAGACCTTAAAGGTTTACAGTCCTCTTGGCTGATAGCTTGCTATAACAAATCACTCTAATATTAAGGACATTTAAGTTGACTTACCTATATAACAGAGGTAATATAGATGTAAGGCAGAGATTGCCGAGTTCCCTTACCAAACAAAAACATGCAACTAACTAAACAAGAAGTAGCATTCTTAAACGACCAAATGATGGATATCTACTACTCATTAAACGTAGAGGATATGACAAAGGAGGGCCAAGAGATCTTTCAAAACTTACAAACTAAACTTGCAAAGGAGGCAAACTAATGGACAGATTCCAAACAGTCGTTCTTGAAGCCATCAACCACAGAGAGTCAGGCTCATGGAAAAACTGGATAACCATTCACAACAGTTATCACACAGAAAACGACTTCACTTCAGACATAATCATGCACGGCACTAAAGTCGCAACGGTTCGTTACAAGCATGGAGTTCATGACCCAAACTTCAACATTCTTGGAGGAAAGCGTGGTGAACCACTAAACAACGACAGCAAATGGGAAGTTGAAAAAATTACCTTTTTCAGAAAAGCAATGGACCGAATCAGAGGAACATTGCCCTCAAGATATAGAAATTTCTTAGGCGACCACTTCATCACGGAGACTAAGTAAATGAAGCATTTTCTTTTATACATTGCGTTGGGAGGAATACTTCTCACCGCCCTTGACAATACTTTCACCCAGATGACAATTGCAGATTGTAATGCTGGTGTTGAATTAGCCTGCGAGGAACTTAAAAAATGACACACTTGGAAAAATCAATTCATAAACTTAAAGCCCAAATCCATGAAAAAGAAAGAATTATTGATGAAAATGTTGGCATGGGTGGTTGGAATGATGAGTGGCGAGCAAAAAAATATAAAGAGTTAAATACTTTTTATAATGTTCTTTATTTGCTTTTAAGCCTTGAGGAGAAAGCTAAATGAAATATCCTGACCCAATCCTCATGAACATGTCAAACGCTGAATATCACGCAAAAGAAGATATCAGTGCCTCAGACCTTAAAAACTGGGTCAAAACTTGTCCTAAAGTTTGGCATCAATTGAAATATGGTGACGGCAAGGTCGACCATGCACCAGTTGTAAAAAAGGCATTTCGTGATGGGGAATTAGCTCACGCTTTCACACTTGAGTCAGAAAGGGCAGCAAAAGACTATGTCATCTGCCCAAACAAAACAACAAAAGCTGGCAAGGCTGCAGCAGAAGAAATTATTGCTCAAGGCAAAGAACCAATTTCACAGGCAGAATACGACCTCTCTTCTTCTCTTGCAGCTTCGGTTCATGCCCACCCAACCGCCTCAAAACTTTTATCTTTTGGGCAGCCAGAACTTAGTTATTTTATTCAAGACCAAGAAACAGGTCTTGCAGTAAAAGCTAGACCCGACTGGATATGCGGTGACGTTATCGTTGACCTCAAAACCACAGGAGAAGGAGGTGCATCTCCTGACAATGCCATCAAAACAATTGCACGATACCTTTACCATTTGCAAGCAGCACACTATTTAAAAGTGACCAAAGCAAGTGAGTTTTATTTTGTATTTGTTGAGAAGGTTTATCCTTTCGCTGTCGGTGTTTATTCACTCGACGACGACACCATTGCAGAGGGTCGTGCCTTGCGGTCCCTTGCACTAAAACAGATATCACAATGCCACACTGATAATTATTGGCGTGGATACAGCGAGTCTGTCGAAACTTTGTCCTTGCCTAATTGGGCTTATTTAACAAATTAATTATGGAATTTTCAAAAGAACAAGTCGAGAAGCTCAACGAGCCTATACTCGCAGCAAACGTAAAAGAAAGAGAAGCTGGCTGGGGTGGGAAAGATAACAAACTTGCCTTTGTCGAAGGTTATCACGTCATTGCTGAAGCCAACCGCATCTTTGGTTTTGGTGGTTGGAGTAGTGAAACTATCGAAACAACCTGTGTTCAAAACGAACCTAAAGCCGTCAGTTACATAGCTAAAGTGCGAATCACCGTTGGGGATGTTATTAGAGAAGGAACTGGGGCTGGTCATGGTAACCAATCCAATCATGGAAATAATCACGAGTCTGCAATCAAAGAAGCTGAAACAGATGCTCGCAAAAGAGCCTTCATGCAGTTTGGTAACCAGTTCGGCTTATCTCTTTACAATGGCAAAGATAAGTCGTGGAAAGCAAACAAAGAAAAACCACAAAATGAACCTTCGGTGACTGAGATGGCACTGAAATGGATACAAAAAGCTCCATCCCAAAAGCACCTTGATGAAATTAAAAAAAGGTTAGACGCTCAAATGAAAGAAGGAAATTTATCAGATAGCGAAAGGCACAAGCTGACAAACGCTATCGTTCAAAAGGAAGCATCTTTATTATGACTGAAACTTCAACTTACCTCGACACCAAACAGCTTGCAAAACGCTACGGTGTGACCGATAACACGGTCAAAATATGGCGAATGAAAACAAGGAAGGAAAACAAACAAGTCGGTCCAGAATGGTATGAACTGCCAAAGTTTGCATCGACTCCTTCCGCATCAAGAGTTCGCTACAATCTCGACCAAGTTATCGCTTGGGAGAAAGAAAACAACATCACCCCAAAAGAAAATGGAATTTGAAAACGCTCTTCCTTTGCCAATAAACTTCACAGTTGGCGATAACAAATATGAAAACAGCAAGGATCGATTTCCGCGTCGGTTTAATATTTTTGTGCCACTTGAAAGCATAGATGCCCTCTGCAGCCATTTTCAAGCCCTTAAAGAGGACCAATCAAGACATAAAGAGGGAAATGTTTTTGATATGAGAGAGAACACCAAAGTTAGAGTTCAAGGTGTTTATTTAAGTGCTAATGGTAAAAAGAACACCTTTGACAATGATGAGGATGACTTTGGAGCTTTTGGTTCCGTCAATCCAAGAATGCTTCCAAATGCAAAGCCCACCGTTCCTCCCGAAGAACCCAAATCAGACTACAACATGAACTGGGATTCAGAGGAAATTCCATTCTAAAATTAGGCTTCCTTTGGTGTAAGTCCTAAAGCAGCTAATTTACGCTTTGTTCATCTTAGCTATGTAATTTGGCTCAAATCGGTTCATTCGTTTTCTGTTAACGAGCAAAACAGAGTACAAACTTAACTAACAAACAACCATGTCTCAAAGAAACCTAGAGATCACAGTGCAAGGTATCAACGGCCTTCTCTGTTCAAACGTCGCATATTCTGACCCGTTGGGTGATTATGCAAAATACAAACAGTTCTTTACCGATAAAAAAGGTAAAGCAAAGACCGATGGAGTTCATCGTGCCGTCAGAGTCCTTGATTGGCTTTTATCTGGTTACTGGATGAAAGAAGGAAAGGTAAACGTTGACGAAGGAGAGAACACCGTTGACTTTGAAGGGTTCAGCCGACCTTATATGCCGAGTGCAAATTTCCAGAAGTGTTTAAGAAATGCTGCAACAAAATGGAAACTTGGAAAGGATGTGCTGAGGTCTGTGATTGTCCACAACAACCCAGAGCTTGAATATGACGGTCCAAAAGATGCAATCGAAATGATTAATCATAGAGAACCAAAACTTCAGCTTGCAGCCTTTACAGGTCGAGGGGTTTGGGTCAACAGATTGTATTTACCAAACTGGAAAGCAAGGTTTCAAGTCTTACTTGATGACGAGCTTATGGGAATGGATCAACTTAGAAGAATCGCAATCATGGCTGGTAAAGCAGAGGGCTTGGGAACATGGCGTCCTCGCTACGGAAGATTTGAAGTAACAGAAATTAAGGAGGTCGATGAATGAAGAAAAACCCAGATGACTTGCCATACTCAGTCTGCGGTGTTGCTTGGAGAGAACTTCAGAAAGGAGAAAGAATCTCTGCTGAAAAAGTAGAGGAGATGTATTTTCTCCTGACTGATAAGAAACTGATCACGGCTTCACGAGATCAAAACAGGGACTTGTCTTTTAGGTCCCTCCAAGTCAAACAATGGATTGAATCTAATCGAGTTGAGATTGGAAAACCACTTGTTTTAAGGCAAGACAAAGGTTCTCTTGTGATATTGACAGATGCACAGGCTGTTGATTATTTAAACGGTCAGGCATATCAAGGCTTGACCAAACACAGGAGAAATACAAGAAAGATGTTCAATCGAATTGATGTCGAAAATCTTGGTCAATATGACAGAGATCAGCTTTCAGTTAATCAAGGTCGACATTCTTTCATTGCTGCTGCGATTGATGGAGCAAAGAAACAACTGCTCCGTATCCAAAAAGATGGTGGCACGATTCCAAAAATCAAACCTCCCGATGAAGATTAATTTATCGTCTCATCGCACAATTATCGTAGTCTGATTCGACTTATTGTATTGCCTGATCTTGCATCTTGACTCAGATCTTTTCCATTCAGCTTCTTGCCATCGTTCACACTTTACGATTAAAAGTGTTTATATATTTTTTTGTAGCGGCTTTGAGCATTTCCCTGTGATTCTTTGTCCCGTCTTTTGATCCAATCGTTCACACTTTACGAATAAAAGTGTTTAACATCTCTGATGCTTAATAGGTTGACGAGATGATAATTCAACTTTTTTTGACTCAAAACAGTTTGATGTCTTGCATCGTGCATCTGCTCTTTACTTCTCTATGTCACTCAGATTGACTAACAGCTATCGTTGTAAGTTTACGATAAAAACTTTCTTTAACACCTCAAAAACTTAATAGGTTGATGAGGTGACAATCAGCTTGATTTGCTTCGCCTCGATTTCTTTCATCTCGGCTCCATGCTCATCTTTCTCAAACACCTCCATGCTTCTTAGTTTTATGTTATTTGGCTTAAATCTCAGCATTCGTTTAAGGTTTACGATGAAACCTTCTCAACACCTCAAAGACTTAATAGGTTGATGAGGTGAAAAACAAATCGCCTCATTTTGGCTTGCTTCTATGTAGCGTCTTTCCTTTGTTATGTGATTCATCTCACTGCATTTCAACTCCCCTCCGATTGACTAACAGCTATCGTTTAAGGTTTACGATCAAAACCTTTTTTAACACCTTTATAACTTAACAGGTTTGCGAGGTGATGATTCGACTTAAATCACTCTCACTTGCTGCATTTTTTTTCGACTCATTGTCCTTCGACTTAGCTCATGCCAATCGTTGTCAGTTTACGAACAAAACTGCCTTTAACATCTCTTGTAGGTGCAAGAGCCAAAGAGATGACCTCGTTGCTTTTTGATTCGCTTCAACTCACGTTGGCGTAAAGTAACTCAACGATCCGAAGATCCATTCTGCCCATTTCCACGCATTCTGGCGTATCGCTATTTACCACAATCGTTTTCAGTTTACGATTAAAACTGTTTACAATCTCTTTTTCATGTATTATGAAACCAGTGCTTGATTCTATAAATCAACTTATAAGCGTGATTGCTGGCAGAGCCATTGCTCAACAAACCGTGCATCTTAAAACTAAGCCTGCCAAAAGATGCAGCGAAGCAATCAGAATCGCAAGTGAAGTTGAAATGAAACAAGGGCTAGAAGATCTTAATGAAATGAATGATGATAGAAAATACAAACAAGTTCAAAGAAAACTAGAATCCCTCTCATCCATTCAGAGATTAGCTTTATTTTACGAAAAACATCAAAATGACTAAACAAAAGCAATTTTACAAAAACCCATATATTGGCATGATTTATACCGATGGTAAAAGAACCTTTGAGTTTATGAATAATCCTTTTTATGGAGTTGTTGATGGATGCAAACCACAACCGTCATGGGTTGAGATTACTTTGGAATTAAAATGAAAAAGAAAGAGCATTCTTTAGTTAAACTTAAAAAACTAAAAGATATCAGACGTAAAGATTTAGAAAGAAACTTTTTAGATATTCAACTTAAAGGTCAAGATCATTATGTTTTTATCAAAGAAAATGGCAAAGCTCAAGTTGTTTATGAAGAGGGCCGGTGGGTTAAAGAGCATATAAAAACTGCGGTTTTAAAATTTAATTATGAAGTTGATAAAACAAACAATATGTTAATAAGAGACTTTGAAGATAAATATCTCAAGGAATATGAGAAAAGTTTAGAATAATTTAAAACGCTTTTTTCTTCTTGGTTTTACAAATTCAAGATCAATAAAGTGATTTAGGAGAGAAGATAAAAACATATCTTGTTTTAATTTATATCTGACCAAATGAGTGCAATATCGTTTTATACTATCAATGTCATCAGACTCCATTATTTGTCTGCACTGAAGCTCAACTTCTAGTTCTATTTCTGGTGGAGCTTTTTCAATATCTATATTTAGAAATTTTTTTATCATTTTTCTGGAAAGAGCTTCTCTTCTATCATTTTGACGATGGCATCATCAACGTCATTGTCACTTTTCTCGGCAGCGGACTTAAGCATAAGAAGTAATCCTTTTCTAATAGATTCAGATTTGCCGAACCTTATGAATAAATTAATTAGAAACTTTGACATAAATTTTTGTTTTCTTTTCCTAACATAGCTAAGTTGGTAATATAAAACAAGAAAGGCAATCCGTATGGAAGAAGAAAAACAAGAAAAAGAAGGCTTTGATTGGGGTGATCTCTTTGGCCACGGTGTCAGGTTTCTGATTTTGACTTGGAGTTTATCAATGATGACTTTGGGATATATGGGCAAGGTAAGAATTGATGGAGCCTTCACTGCTGGACTAGTCAGTGGAGTGCTCGGCAGCTATGGAATCTCTGTCGGACAGAAGAAAGGTGGCAATAATAACAATAATGGTCCTAAGATAGTGGATAATAGTAAAAACAAAGTCGGTATTAAATGAAAAAGCTCTTATTATTTGCCGCCCTCTGTATTCCAACTGCTGCCTATTGTGATATTCAGAGTTCAATCACATCAAGCGTCAAACTGGAAAGTTTATCGGCTGCCAGTACAGCAGACAAATTAGGATCTAGCTACAGCATAAGTGGAACAAATATAACGACAGTAGATTCTAATAGTAACTCAACTGTAGGTGGCTTTGGATCTGTGACCTCTGGGGTTCCAGCAGTAACTATGCCAACTGCATCAATAACCAACGCGGGAGAAACATTTAGTTTTAGTCAGGCCTACTTGGAAGGCGATGCTACTCCAACAGCAGCAATAACTTCACTTGGTACCGTGCAAAACTTTAGTGATTTGACCTCAACTGCGGCTGGAAGTGTAGGAACAGCAGCCGTAACATTAGACCATCACACAATGACCCTGACAGGTGGAACAGGAACTGGAATAGTACTCACAGGACAATTTGTAACTGATTTAACTATTGATTAATGTGGAGGACACTTCCGTTTGTTTTTCTTATATCTAGCCCTGTCTATGCGGTGCCTGTGGTGCCAAATTTTTCTCAAGGCTCAAGTACTTCTCGAACAGAAACATTTACAAATATCACAGAAAATATCAAAACAACAGAATATGGTGGATTTCAATATAGTGTCTCAGGTTCTGGGATCCAGATGGACGGTAATTCAATTTCACCTCCTGTCACTACCACTAATCAAAACATAAACGGAACGACTTATACTTGGACAGATTTAGACTTAAAACAAAAACCAAATTGGTCATTAACAGATCAAGGTGCTTTTCAATTTGTAGAAACATATACTCCAAGTGGGGTTCAGTCAATAACAGATATAACAAGAACAATTCAATCAGAAAGCGTTACAGATACAACTACAATATTCTCCCAATAATAGGATTATTGTTTGGGAGTCCAGTATTTGCTAATACCTCAAACACTGCGGCTCCCCAAGCCAGTGCTAGTGGGTCGGTTTCAAATTTCGCAACGCAAGTTTTGGGTGGCCCAATGGTCGAAAATAGCTATGGAAATGGAATAGTTTGTTCTGGCCCTCAAATGTCAATAAGTCCTTTTGCATATTCAAATCTAAATATAAAACGCCCTATGGATTACACCTATGAAACTCCCTACTATAATCAGGCCGTTGATGATGATGGCAACCTCACAAATGCGGGTGAAATTCTTTTTTATCAAGAAAACTATAGTGGCAATAAAGATTCTTTAGGTTTGAATGTTGGTGTAGCTTTGACGTTTAATATTCCATTAGATAGAAGATTTCAAGATGCTTGCTTAAAAAGTGCAACAACACAAGAAAAAATACAAAGACAAATATTATCTAAGGAAAGATTAAATTATGAACTAGCAAGGCTTAAAAATTGCGGGGAGTTAAAACTTGCTGGAATCGAATATGCTAAAAATAGTATTTACTACAAATTATGTGAGGATGTAATAGTTAGTCCAAAGAAAGGTCAAGTATTACCGCATACTCATAAGTTAAGGCAGTAGGTAAGCTCGGTTAGCACTTACCTACCTAGACGCCCTATCCATTGCCTGATCGAATAGGGTTTTTTTATTCTACATTATCTTTTTTTTGCTTTGTAAGTTTTTTCTTTATATTTTTAAATATTTCAGATATTACCTTTTTTATCAGAGGAGCCAAAAGTGCAGACCCACCAGCAACCACACCCAACACAGTAGTTGAAATAAGCCCTTCAGGAGTTCCAATAAAACTCTCTCTGAATGGTACTTCTTGCCAATTCTCGACACACTCAAAAACTCCATTTATTTCTATTCTTTCGTAAAAATCAAATCTTTGAATCCTTTTGTCATTTCTGTAATCACCTTTCATAAATTGTGGTTTTTCAGGTGGACAGGGTTCAAATTTTATTTTTTCTTTTTTTGTTTGTGGAATTTCTGGTTGTTTTGGTTGTATTTCTTTTGATTCTTGACTCTGTGGAGCTAGAGGGGCTGTGTAAATAAAATTGTTAGGATTATATTCCAATGGTTCAAAACTAGGTATATCAAACGTCCCACAGGCTTGATATGTACCTTTTTCATCTTCTCCTATAAGGCTAGGTAAATTATTTCTATGAGCATCAACACAGGCTGGTATATCTACGACAGGTTTAAGGATGACATCTAATGTAGGTCTATAAACTTCCCATTTGCGTATTTTTGGAATGTTAATTTCTTTTATTTGTATTAGTGGTATGTCAATCTTCGGTATTTCCATCTTCAATATTACCTATAGAAATAGACCAATTATCGTCCCCAAACTTTCCAACTTCTTTTATTTTAGGTTTTTTGATTTTTTTGTCCAATTCTCGATGATATTTTTTTATGTCATTATCTAGTTCAAAATTAAATCTTTTCATACGCAGCCAATGTAAAAATTTATCAACATAATATTTTATTAACTTCTTAAAAAATCCAAAAATCATTAATTTTTAGGTTTAATAAATTCTGGTATTGTTGGCCCTGTCATATCAGGTAAAGCATTGTCTAATACTTTAGGCATCATTCCAGATACGTTATCAAGGATCTCATTCATAACTCTTGCCTTGAATTGTTCGCTGGTGATAAATCTGAAAGCATAGTATGAACCGCCTAACATTGACACACTAAGCAAAAGCGACAACAATGAAGCTATCTGACAAATACGAGTAAAAATCATGTTTCGTGCAGCCTTAATTAGAGCAATGGTACCTATAACAATTTTAACATTTTCAATTGTGTGTGCATTAGCACCTCTATATGTGACTATGGGTATTGTTTCAAGACAAATGCAAAAGGTAGATTAATTACCAAGGTACACCAGAAGTTTTAGTTGGTGTTTTAGATTCTGATATCTGTCCAGCAATACTTGTTTCTATTCTCGTTACTTCATTAGAACCTAGTGCAGCTTTAGCCCATGCAATCGCATTATCTTTTGTTATATCTTTATATGCAGTAAAAGATGAACTATTGGCTTCAGCAAGTCCTACACAACCACATAGAAAACCGTTGTGAACTTCAGCAGAATCGCCACTACCTACAGTTTCAGAATCTTGAGCAGTCCAATGTACAACAGTTACGACATCAGATAATGAACCTATAGTTTTTTGTGCATCCAAAGCAACAACATTCCAAGTAATAGCCATAATAAATACTTTTAATTAATTAGATTCTACAGTCTGTGCTGTTGTAACGCCATCTGTATTAGAAAGCACCTTTATTGCACCCTGATCTTCAATTATTGGTTGTACAAGACTTTGTGCTTCATTTCTTAGCATTTGTATTTCTTGTACTATTTTTATTGCTTCCTGATTTTCTTTTTCTTTTTGTGCAATTTCTTGATTCAATAATTCTGCTTTTTTTAAATTATTATCAAGACGTAATTTTGTTTCGTCATACTGCTGTTGTGGTGTTGCCATAATTTTTATCTAAGTTGTCCAATTATACTAAGCTGCTTTTAAGGCTGCAACTTTAGCTTCAAGTTCTTGAACTGCTTTTACAAGCAAAGGAATAATTAATTTTTCATTTACTCTTAAAGCGTCATTAATTGTTTGTCCTTTAACTGTAACAGAACCATTACCAAATTCTTGTATTAAATTACTATCTACAGTTTCAACCTCTTGTGCAATAAAACCATACAATGTCTGTTTCTCTTCATCACAAAAGCCATCAATCCAATTAAAAGAAACAGGTCTTAAAGATTTTATAGCAGATAAACCTTTATCTAAATCAACTACATTTTTTTTAAGTCTTAAATCTGATGCGTTGTAAATGTTAGTTCCTGTTGGTGCGCCTATATTACCAGACCCATCTATTGTAAGTCTTGTATTACCACCTGTTGAAAACGCCATAGAATCTCCAGAATGTATATATTGAATAACACCTGCCGAATCACTTCCAGTATCAGCAAATCTTAGATTACCAGCGACTGCACTTCCTATTGTTATTCCTCTTT